CCCTTTGCGGTAGGGCTGGTAGACGGTGGTGTTCTGGGTTTCGGTGATCCCATTCGTCGTCCACAGGGTCGTGGAGTAGAGGGTCTGCTGATTGTCGCCCCGATAGACGCGCTGGCCGGTGCGCGGGTCGGTCCCCCAGGTCCCGCCGTGCAGGTCGGGGTCCATCGCCAGCGCGGTGCGCCCGAAGATGTTGCGCTCCTGGAGGCGCTCGTCAGCCAGCCGCTTGGGGTTGTAGGTCCCCTGCAGGGTGAGGGTGAAGGTCTCCCAGTCCTTGACGCCGGTCAGGTCACCGGAGAGCAGCCGGGAGGCGTCGAAGCGCCCCTTCGGGCGGTTGACGGTCAGCTGGATCGGCAGGCCGGCCTCGTAGGCTTCGGCCAGGTCGTACTGGAGCTGAGTGGCCGGATCGGAAGCGTTGAACACCTCACGCTCCAGGCCGCGCCGGTCGTTGACGCTGTCCGAGCGCAGGCCGATGATCACGTCGTAGGGCTTGAGCTCACCCTGCGGCTGGCGCACGACAAGAGCAGGGGCGCGGTCACCTTCGTAGACGGCCATGATCGGGTTGAACAGCTTGGCCTGCTGGTTGCGCTGGTAGGTCTGGAAGTTCCCGCTCGGGTCGGCCACCAGCGAGACGGGCGGGGTGTCAAAGCCGTCCGGCGCGCCGTCGGTCCAGCCCATCGCCTCGGCGTTGTACTCGCCCTGGCCCGTGCCGGACATCAGGCCGCCGAACTGCGAGGCGGTCAGGCCCGCGTCGCGCTGTGCGCGCTGCTCGTCCCGCCGTGCGCCAACCACGCTGCCGAACAGGCGCTTGTTCATGTAAGTGACGAAATCGGTCGCCCGGCCGTCGTCCTTAAACCAGCGGTTGTAGAACGGGCCTTTCGTGTAAAAGGCGACCGTCGCTTCGCCGACCGCGTCCGTGACCGAGAGGGCGCTGCCGTGGGCTTTGCGCGCAGCCGCCGCCACGGTGTCGAAGGACATGCCGTACAGGGCATCCCCCAGCTGCCCGACGGTGGTGATGTTCTTCAGGAAGGGGAAGCGCTGCCCGAGGGTCTGGTCTGTCCCCTTGATCGTCTGGCCGGTCAGCATCGACAGGTCGGTCGACAGGCGCTGGCCCGACACCTGCCCGTACAGTTCCGGGAAGGCGGTGTAGGTGTCCTGCCAGCTCTTCAGATCCGGCGCATTCGGATGGCGGCGCAGTGCCTGCAGCCCCGCTTCGCGGTGTTCGCCCGCCCAGATTTCGGCCAGGGTGGACTGCAGGGCGACCGGCACGTCGTGGACGGCCAGCTGCGACAGCTGCGCCAGCGCGTATTCCAGCGTGCTGGCGGGCGTGGAGATGTCGGCCTCGTTGAGCACACGCTCGATGCGAGCCTGGCGGTTTGGGTTCATGGGCGCTCCGACCGGGGGGCCGGGGTGGGAGGCATCACCCCGCGCCCCCCAGAACTGGCTGGCGGATGGACTGCTGGATCGCGGACACGCTGCGGGCCTCTTTCAGGCCCTCTTCCACCCATGCGGTGATCCGGCGGTACAGGACGGGCTCGTCGCGCACGTACGGGAAGTAGGGCCGGCCGCTGTGATCCGCATGGAGGATCAGGGTGATCAGGTGGGTCAGGAGCGGATCGGCCGCACCGTCCCCGAGGATGGCATCCTTGACCGCGTCCTCTAGGCTGCCGAGGGGGTCGGGCTCGCCGCCCGCCGCGCTTTTGGGAGCGCCGGGCCCCAGCCGGGGACGGCCTGGCCGACCGCTTCCCAGATCTCCAGCACCATTTCGTGCGGCATCTTGCGCAGCTGCGCTTCAATGACTTCGACGTCGGAGCTAACCTTGACCCACGGCTCACCGCCCTCTTCCACCGGCGTTTCGTCCAGCGGCAGGTTGGTCCCGCCGAAGGTCAGGGCCACCTCGCGGTGCATGACCTCGGTGTTGGTGGGCGGGTACTCGCGGCGTACGCCGTCTACGCCGACGATCACGCGGTTCTGGAGGGTGAAGCGCGACAGGTTCAGCTCGTCGCCCGAGGTGGGCGAGCGGATCTTCCACCAGTAGGTCGGGACTTTCTCGAAGGCGTGGGTGACGGGTTCGAGGACGGCGTACTTTGCAAATACGGACTTCATCGGATGCCTCCTGGGTTGGTTTAGTACGGGGTGGACTTGAGGTTGACCAGTTCCACCGTGATCGGGTCTTTGGCCGCGTCGGGCGAGGCCAGGAACACGCCGGTCAGGTTCAGCACGATCTGCGAACCGGCGCGAGTCCCGACCGGTCGGGCGGTCCAGACCACGTTGGATGTGCCGGACGCGGCGGCATCCCCGTTGGCATGGATGGTCAGGGCGTAGTCGGTGGCCGGGGTGGTCGTGCCATCGGCCGGGACGTCGCTCTTAAAGGCGATGTGGATGTCGGCCTCGCGCATCAGCTGGGTGGTCCAGTCGCCGCCCGCGTTGGCCGCGCTGTCGTACAGCGCCCGGTAGTACAGGTCGGCGTTCGAGGCGTCCAGCTTGACGTTCAGCGAGAGCGCGTAGGCGCGAGAGGTGATGTCCTGCGCGTCGGGGTAGTAGCTGCCCACGATCCACTGCTCATCCAGCGGGATGGCCAGCCCGGCGGTGAAGGAGCCCGAGAGCACCTTGAGCGGGCTGCCGGTCGGGACTTCGATGGTGGCCAGCGGCGAGAGGAAGGCCGGGCCGCCGTCGACCTTATCGACCGCCGCCCACGAGGTTGTGGCAACTTTCTTGGGCTTGCCGCCCTGGATACCGGCCGTGGCGCGCACAAAGGAGGCCGCCCGCCACTCGAGCACCAGCGCGCTGATGCGGCAGTCCTCGAGCTGCTCACCCCACAGGCTGCCCGGGGAGGAGCGCACGGTGTAGTAGGGCGCGTTGAACTGGTCGTCCTTCTTGAGCGAGAAGACGTGTTTTTTGGCGGTCGCGGACGTGCCGGCGGCTTCGGGAGCTGCCGAGGTGCCGAGCACACCGTGCAGGAAGTAGCCGAGGGTCTGCGGGCGCGGGATGAACTGCACCCCGCCGCCCGAGGTCACCCCGACCTTGTACAGGCTGCGCAGCATCGCGCCCCCGCCGACTTCCGGATCCAGCGGGACCACAACCGGGGACGGGCCGGCCGTGCCTTCGGTGTAGAGCAGGTACTCGAAGCTGGCGTCGGTCGTGTTCGGCGTCCCCCGGGCGGTCTGCTTGGCCAGGCCGAGGAACGAATTTTCAGAAGCTGTCATGGGAACACTCCTACCCGCTCGAAGGTCAGGACCTCGAAGCGGATTTTGATGTGGTGGTCGTACGCGCCCGGGCCGCCGGACTGGATCGAGGTGGCGCGCAGGTTTTCCGAGAGCACACCGCGCACCACCGTCTCGGCCCCGTCTGAGAGGCCGCCGAAACGCAGGCCCAGCAGGGTGCGCTCGATGCGCGAGCGCACGGTCGAGGCGATGCGGCGGGCGTTGTCGCTGTCCTCCTGGGTGGTGTCCAGCAGGCAGCGGGCGTAGGCGGTGAAGCGCCGCCGCCAGGTGATCCCCCCGCCGATCTCAATCTCGTCGGGCGTGTCGTCCCAGGCTTCGGTGGTCGATCCGACGCCGGAACCCGGCAGTTCCTGCCCGGGGTCATTGGCGTACAGCTCGACCGAGATGCGCGCCACGTCCGGGTCGGGCTCGCCCTGCAGCGGGCCGATCTTGACCACCCCGGCGCGGGTGTCGTCGCCCTCGGGGACCTCGGTGATCAGCGCCCGCTCCAGTTCGGCCTGGAGTTTTTCGAGGATCGCGTCGTGGATCACTTGAGCCGCCCGGTGCGGTAGAGGGTGGCAAACCCGCCGCGGATGCGGTTGGAGATCCCGCGCAGGTACTCGTCGTACAGGTTCTCGGTCTCGGGGATCAGGGGATTGTCATCCCGCGCCCCGGAGGTGGCCTTGAAGCGGTCGAGGGATGCCTGCCGCCCGCGCACCTGCCCGTAGGCTTTGGCCTTGACGTACAGGCGCACCAGCTCGATGTCGGCCTCCGGGACCGAGAGGGCAAATTCGCCGTCTGCTTCCGACGCCGGAACGGGGTGGGTGGCAAAGTAGGTCAGGAAGGCAGCCGGCTCGGTGCAGTCCACATACAGCCGGCCGCCGGAGATGGAATAGAAGCGCTTGGAAGCCGGATAGCGGACCCCCGGCCGGTCCTGCCGTTTCTCCAGGAACGTGTCCCGCGGGGCTTCGACGGAAATATCCTCCAGATAGTCATGCGGCAGGGGACCGCTGCCCTCGGTCAGGGCCAGCGCCTCCCGGTCAACCCGTTTGGGGAACCACATCGAATAGTCGCGGATGGCGTCCTTGGCGTAGATGTAGAGCACCCGGTCCGACCAGCGGGGGGTGGTGCTCTCGTCGCAGAGATCAGCGCGGATTTCGGCCAGCAGTTGGGTCCAGTTCATCCAGCTTCCTTCGCGTCCCTCCCAACCAACCGAGAGGGACGATTTAAGTTAATTTCAATCGCTTGTGCCAGCAGTTTCATGGACTTCCAGGAATTCCGGACGGAAGAGTTGAAATTTCAGGAACCCGCGCCAGCCGTAGCGGTTGATCATCATCATGTCGTCGTACTTGGGCGGGATGATCGGGGTCGGGCGCTCGGCGATGCCGTACACCACCGCCGGGCCGCCCATGAAGATCGAGGCGTGGATGGTCACGCCCTTGGTGACCAGGTCGTTGTCGGCGTGCGGCTTGAGCAGCGGCTTGTCGAAGGTCAGGCGGTTGTTGCCCGCGTCGATGGCCACGATGCGGCGCGTCTCCTGCGTGCCGTCGGTCTCCAGCGGGGGATTGCCCGCCCCGCCGTTGAGGTTCTGGTCGTGGACAGTGAGGATGTCGCCGACCGCGAAGCCGACCGTGCTGTCGACGGTCACGTAGCGGGTGGAGGTCGACTGGCCGACCCGGTAGACCACATCCACGGTGGCGGCCGCGCCCTGGCCGGGGACGGTCGCGCCGTTCAGGGCGGTCTGCTGGACCACCGCGCCGTGGTTGCGCAGCACGTTGCGGTTGGTCTTGATGTAGCGCACGCCGCCCCAGGTCCCGACCTCATTGGTAAACTTGCGCTGCGCGCCGGCGTACTGCTGGACTTCCAGCCAGTTGGAGCCCGCGGCGGTGCGGATGTCGTGGATCACGCGCGGGGTAGTGACGCACACCAGCACCTGCCCGTCGCCGTCCTGCACACCGCCTACGCCGGGGACTTCGGCTTCCTCGAGGTGGGTGCGGGCCAGCTCGCCGAAGTCCGGGTCGAACAGATCCCCGGCCACAATCGAGGCGCGGTCGGCGCGCTGCCCGCCGGCGAAGACCTTGTGCGGGTGGGACAGGAAGGCGTTGCGCGCTAAGATATCCAGCGTATCTTTAACGGACTGTCCCATTTTTTCCTTCACCAGCCCCTTGAGGTTGCCGGAGTTGATGTAGGTCATGATCTCGGAGTAGTCCGAGAACTTGAGCGTGTCGCCGTAGATATTCATCGTCAGCGACACGGTGCGGCTGTCGAGGTACGCGCCGCGCAGCCAGATGTCCTGCTCCGAGAGCGCGTTGTAGTTCGGCTCCAGGTCATAGACCTCGGTGTAGGTTAAAATGCCGGTGTCTTTCGCGCGGAAGTCTTCCTTCACGGCGCAGAAAGGGACCAGGATCGAGTTCATGCGCACGGTGTCCATCAGGACCCGTTCAAAGTAGTCACGCTGCCACTGGGGCATCGTGTTCGACCAGATTGCGCCGGTCGTGTATTCGTTAGCCATTGTTCACCTCGGCGGTTCTATTGGTTCTGCTGCTCGAGGAAGTTCCAGTAGGCGTCCATCGCCTTCTCGCGCTCGGGCGAGCCGAGCGGCAGGGCGTTGATGTGCCGGTCCCACTCGGAGGCGGAGGCCGGCAGGTTGGGGGCTGGAACGTTCGAGGGACTGGGCGGCATCACGCCGGCCAGCAGCTGCTTCTCGCGCTCTTTCACGGCGTCGTCGACCAGACCCGCGATGGAGCCCATGACGGTCTTGAGCGCCTCTCGATCCGTCAGGTTGGGGATGGTGTCGGCCACCTTGAGCAGGTCCGGCCGGCCCAGTTCCCGGGCGACGTCCATCTTCAGCTTGAGGGCGCGCAGGCTGGTGACTTCGCTCTCCAGCGCACTGGCCTTCTGCACGTACTGCTGCAGCTGGCTGTCGCGCTCGCTGACCGCCGCCGATTTCTCCGTCTCCTTGATCCCCAGTTGCGTTTTCAGCTGCTCGATTTCCGAGGTCTTCGACGCAAGTTGGTTCACAAATTCGCGGTTGGCGAGGGTCAGTTCTTCGACTTTCTTGACCAGGCCGTTGAAGCGGTCCTGGGGAACAAAGCCCGCCGGGGCCGGCTGGCCAGGGGCAGGAACCGGCTGGTCAGGGGTTGTTTCGGGGGTCGGGGTGGTCACAGGTTGGGGTTCTCCATCGTTCTCTTAGATGACGCCCTTCGACTTGAAAAAGTCGGTCAGGGTCTTGAGCTCCAGCGCAATCGCCTGGACGGCGCTGTTGAGCCGCTGGATGCGGTCCTCCAGTCCCTCCAGCCGGGCCGGGCTGGGGGCGGGGGCGGGTTTCTCAAAGGCGGTGTAGGCCGGGAGCAGCTCCTGGGTCTTGTCGACCAGGTAGTCCCACACCCACAGGGAGACCATTTCGAGGTTCAGGCTCTTGGCGGTCTTAAGGAAATCCTCCAGCGAGGCGACCGTCGGACGCCAGGATCCGGCATTGTAGGCCGCGCCGGTGGGCATGAAGGGGATCTTGCCGCCGACGTACTGCCTGTGCTCCTCGAAGGCGGTGCGCAGCTGCGAGCCGGCGTTCTGGGCTCCCTCCCAGTACACCTGCGGCATGTTGACGTCGATGTGTTTGGCAAAGATTGCCCAGGGGAATTCGGGGTGGTAGCGCGGGAAGCGGAAGGAGGAAAGCGCCAGCACCCCCTTGTAGGCGGCGCGGAATTTGGTCAGGAAGCCCTCGGTACGGGCTTTGACCGCCGGGGTTTTAAACTCGCCTTCCGCGTCGATAATGAAGCGGTCGAGCTTGAGCTCGTTGATGCGCCGGAGCGCGACCGCCAGCTCCGCGTCCGAGGCTGCGTAGAAGTACTGCCAGCCCCACACGGTGATGCCGGCTGCCCGCAGGGCAGCCACCAGCGCCGGGAGGTAGTCTTTCTTGGTGGTCGGGTGGAGGTAGGGGTACGCGCCGTCGGCCACCTTGACGTACACGTCCGTCAGGCCGTAGGAGACGGCCAGGGCGGCGGTCTTCATGGGATCGCCGCCGGCGACGTCCCAGGGTTTCCACAGGTAGAGTGCTTTTCTCACGCGAGATACTCCTTGCCGCGCCAGTGCGCGACCTTCAGGCCGTGCAGATCTTGGAAGGGAATGGGTTCGGCCGAGACGGTCTCGTTCTCAACCGTGACCAGCAGGATGCCCTGCTGCCAGTCCGGGCGGGTGACGTACTCCGGTTCCAGTGAACACAGGCAGAAGCCTTCGTACCAGGAGACCAGCCCGCCGCGGGTGCGGGTGTGGAATGCGCCGCCGCGGTGGGTGTGGCCGGACGCGCCCGAGAGCGAATGGCGCTCGTTCTCCAGTTCGGCGCGGGCCGAACCGCCGGAGAACTTGCGCACCAGCGAGCCGTGCTTGAAGACGAACCGGCCGTCGACCACCACTTCCGACGCCGGAAGCCCGTCCCAGGTGATGCCGAATTCATCAAACGCAAGCAGGTTTTCCAGCCGCAGCGCCTCCAGCCCGGCGATTTCGGGGTGCTGCCACAGGTAGCGGCGCAAGCGGTCTTCGTGGTTGCCGGGGATGAAGGGGCGCGCGGCGCGCGGGGCGGCTGCCTGCCACTCGCGCTGTCCGGCTTTCCACGCCTCGATCTCGTGCTGCAGGTCGGCTTTGACCCGGGCGGGGTTTTTGTCAAAGGGCGAGATGCTGTAAAAGTCCAGGGCGTCCGACCCGGCGATCAGCAGGTCGGGGTCGAAGTCGCGCACAATCTCGAGCGCCAGCTCAACCGCCTGCCGGTCGTGGTACGGGCGGTGCTCGTCAGTCGGGAAGGCGATTTTCACGCCGCCTTCTCTCTGCCCGGCTGCGGGGCCGTCTTGCCCTTCAGTCCGTTCTGGAGCTGCGACGGCTCCGGTTTGTGGTTGAAGCCGTCCCGGTAGAAGTCGGGATCCTTGACCATCCGGCGGATGTTTTCGACCTCCTGGTTGCCGCGCCCGAGCTCCTTGACGGCGGTCTCGAGCGACATGGCCGGCGGGGTGGTGGAGAACAG